CTGGTGTGCCTCGTCCCCAACAACTACGTTAAATCGTTCAAAATATTTTCGGGGGAGTTTATAGATGGACTGCCAGGTAGTGATGATAACTTGGGAATCAGTTTCCCTTTCTCTACCAGCGTATATCTTGTGACAATATGAACCTACGTCCCAGCCATAGTCTGCAAAATCTTTATACATCTGCTCTACTAGCGAAGTCGTCGGAACAACTATCAGAGTATTTTGTCCGCGTTCAACGTGATATCTCACAATCGAATATATCATCAGAGACTTTCCAGAGGCAGTTGGGGATATCAACAACCTTCTATTATGCTTTAGGGCGTCGTATACGCCTTCTACCTGATAATCTCTAGGTGCATACTTACTAACTGCAGTCATATAATCTTTCACACCTTCTTTTGAGATCATATTATTAACCTCAAAGGGAAGACCATAGAACTTATTCTCTACGAACTCATAGGAGTATTCGTGGTCTTTACAGAATTGTATAACCTTATCTAACAACCCAACGTATATCTCTCCATTCTGGGTGTTGAATAGACGTATTTTTCCATCCCAGTACTTATTACGATACTGAGGCATAAACTTAGCGCCTGGAACCTCAAATGTAAACTGGTCTGCCAGTTCATAATAGACGTGAGGATCCGCTTTAACTTGAAGAAAAACTTCGTTCTTCTTCGATATAATCAAGTGCGACATAATCCATAGGATTCACCTATAGATATTTATTCTCCTATCTGATACTTATATTCTAAAATCATACGATTAAAAAAATCTTTTACTGAGTCTAATCTCTCGACCTCATTCTCATCAACAACATTACCATTTTTTTTATGAAAATCTAATGCTCTATAAATTTGACATACATCCCTAATATCCAATTCCAATTGAATATATGGAACTTCTTCCATATCATCATAGTCGCTTTCGTAATCTATCATTTTTGCGTAAAGTTGTAATCCATAATTATTCTAAAAAGTGAGTCTCGCATATACCAAAGGTGTTCCTGTTCCTGATATGGTCTGGCAGGTGCTCCTGGCCAATATTTAATAGTTTCCAAAACAGAATGATGTAAAAGACGCACGTCCGATATAGTTAAATTTACTTGGTAATCAAATTCTTGATCTTCCATTAGAATCCTGCTTGAAACTTTTGCCAGTCAATAGCATTTTTAATTTGGAAGGTTCTATTTGATACTGTCTTGATAATTTCCTCTAAAAATTTTAAACAAGTATCGTAGTAGCGAATCTTCATATCAATCTTATTTAACCGATCATCTGCATCTAGATAGCGTTGAATAGCATCTTTCTCACGGACTTTATATGGAAAAGGTTCTTCTTCATACACAACAGGGTCTGCTTTACCTGTGTAAAAGTTATGACGTTCAAGTTTTATTTTGTTATATTGTTCTCTTGCTCGTTCTCGCAACAAGGTTATAGTATTGTACAGAGTATAATACTTTGAGTGAAGTTGTGGAATCTTCAAAGATTCATCATGTAGGTTATCAGGATCTATAACAGAATCTTTCTGCCACATTTCCTGAATTTTGTCAAGATCCATTAAACAGAGGAAGTTAGTTGATATACAGTATACTTGAAGGTTGCCTGTGCTGTAAAGTAATTCACATCAGTTGATGTCGCGTCAAAGTCTAGAGAACTAAGAGACACTGGGAACATATCAAGAAATTTTACTCTAGCAACCTCATTGAAATTGCTGTTGAGAATACGGAGTGATCCATCAGCAAATTGCTCTTTCATATCTCTGATACCATCTTTATCGGTGGTAACATCTTTGAACTGTTGTGCTGTCTCTGGAAATCCAAGACCTACAATCCATTCATGAACGATTCTATAATTCTCTAAATTCTCATCAACCAGAAATTGAATTGTTAGATCGCCAAAAGATAGTTTAGTCTCTGGGACATCAATATCTTTCAGATATGTTGGTTGCTTTGCAGTTGCCAAAGTTATTTCTGGTATCCTAGCACTATTGCAGTAAAAGTCAACCTTTGGATACTTGCCAAGATTAAATTTAAATCCAATTCCAGAAAGAAAATTTCTGTTATTAATTTGATTTGCCCAAGAACAAGAATTGGATGATGATGATGAACTATACGTCATTATGCCGTAACGATTGTAATATTTGAGGGCATTTCAGATCCAGTCATTCTATGAACTGTAAGTTCTGCAGTAGCTTTTGCTTTAGATGTAAAAGTTTTTTTATCTGCAGGATCATTGGACCATCTACCACTACCAATATAGTACATTACACCATCGGTTGGTACTGCACTAGAACCTAAAATACTAACTTTTTCTGCGTAGTAAGAAGCCATCTTTCCTTTTATTTTTATTTAGATAAAAAAAGGGATCCCGAAGGATCCCCGTAAAAAGTATGTGAACTTGGATCACATAAGGTTGTTAACACGAACACGTCTGTAGTAGCGGTTGGCGTTCTTGGTAAGTGCGCCTGCGCCGACATTGGTGCCTTCTGCGAATGGGTTCGCGACGATGCCGTAGCGAGTCTTGAATCCAATCTTGGGTTGGAAGGTGTCCTGACCAACTGCACGAACCATCTGAAGGGGAACGTATGGGCAGTAGAACAATCCAGCGTCATATGGGGAAGCACCCTTATAACCTGCAACATAGTACTGCGAAGCAGCAAGGTTTGCAGCATAAGGATCGATGTATACGCGATACTTACCTGCGAGGATTCCAGCAAAGGTATTGCCAGTGTCATCAACGTTCAGGTTAGCGTTCAGAGCAGGTGCATAATCGAGTACGCCTGCCATCGTGAGTGCGGATGCAACGTCTGCAGAGCAGAGAATCATGTTGCCCTTCCCTCTACGAGTTCTTTGTGCGATTGCGTTAGCATCGCGCTCGATTTGGAAGATAAGACCCTTGAACTTCTCAACAGACCAGCGACCGTTGGAGTCAACGTCAAGGTCAAAAGTACCAGCGTTAGCAACGTTTGCTTGAGCACCAGACTCAGCAACGTTATAGATGGTTCTAATGACTTCGCGGTTGATTTCCGCAAGGATTTCGGTGGAGAGAATGTTAGCCAGTTCGGCTTCAGCATTCAGACCGTGGATTGCCTTGAGGTCCTGGGCGAGTTCCAGGGAGTATTCTGCTTTCAGAGCTCTGCTCTTAGCAGTAACGGTGACCTTCTCGATCGAGAATGCCATTTCGTTGAACGCACCAGCGCCATCGCCAAGATCTTCAGCGACGTTCTTAGCCATACCCTGACCTACGTTGTAGGTGTTGTATGCCTGAGAACCTTGTGGGTTCAGAAGACCTGGGTTGCTTCCTGCCTGGGAGTCAGTACCCATACCAACAGCGGCGTTGGTTTCGGTGCCACTGCCAGTTGCAGAGCGACCAGCGAATGCGGTATCTGCTTCGTCGAACAATGCTTCGGTACCACCCTGGGTGCTGTACTTGGAACGCATTGCGAAGATGAGTCCAGTAGGACCGGACATTGGTTGAACGCCTGCAAGGTCATATGCGACCAGGTTAGGCATTGCGCGTCTGATCAGGGAGATCAGAACGGGATCAAAACCAGCAACGTTTTGACCACCACCGGATTGATATCCAGCTGCACCAACAGAGTTGGTAGGTGATTCTGCGAGGAAGTCACGCTCCTCACGCAGGGTTGCTTCTTGGTTCTCCAACAGGACTGCGGTAACCGCTCTACGATGGGAATCCTTGATAGGATCCATTCCGTCATAGTCTAGAACGGGTGCCCACTTCTCCTGCAGAGCCTCGGTATTAGGCATTTGCATTTGAAATTAAACCTCTTAAAAGTTAGTTTGAACGTTTATAATTTAGAAATCACTTTTTAGCAGCTCTAGAGAGAGTTTGCAGATAGGCTTGCATCATTGGGGATACCTCTTCAGAGATAACCTCATTAGTAGAAACCTCTTCTGAAAGATTCTCGGAGGTGCTTGGAGTACCAGCGGACTCGGGGAAATAAGATTTCCTCAAAGTTACCAGTTTCTCACGATAGTCTGCTTCACTTTCAAACTCAACATTTTCTACCAAAGTAGCAAGTTTCTCTTTTTGAGTATCTGCTAGACCTTCAGCAACAGTAGCGAAAACGCCATCTGCATTAGATTCTGCTAATCTACGATTCAGAGCAACATTTCTGTCAATCTGTTCGTTGAGTTTACCTTCCATTTCATCTAGTTTATCTACCATGCTCTCAAGTACATCATACTTATCGTCAGGGATTGTTACATAATGTTCTTCAAAAAGTCCCTTCATACCAGTGATGAAGGATTCTGTGACTTCATTCTTGATTCCTTGCTCAACAGCAAGGGCATTTTCTTGGAACCACTCGTCAGCAACGTATTCCAAATAGGAATCAACGCGCTCAGAGAGTTCTTCTCTGATTGCAACGACTTCCTCAACTAATGCATTTTGATAAGTCTCGTGGAGAGACTCTTGCATTTGAGCAACCTTAGATTTGACTGCTGCTTCAAAAATAGTACGTGCTTTCTCTTCAAACTCTTCGGAGAGCTCTTCGCCCTCAAGAAGTGCTTGAACATCTGATTCGATGTCAATTCCTTCTTCTACGAGTTCTTCTTCTGTTTCTTCCGCTTCGGCAACAACTTCGTCAGCTGCTACTTCCTCTTCGGAAACAACCTCATCAGTGGTTGCCTCTTCTTCGGAAACTACTTCCTGTGTTTCATCAACTTCAACCTCTTCAGCAGGAGCAGCCTTTGAATTGACTACATCTCTTACTTGCTTCAGGGTCGCAGCAGGCTCTCTGAGCTTGTTGCTATCATCATCTGGTCTTGAATTTTCGGGAGTAGGACCGCCGAGATCTTCAACTGGAATACCAGCAGAAGTCATTGGCTCAGCAGGTGCAGCTCCTTTGGTTACTACGTTTTCCATTTTCTGTAAATTGTTACCAACGGACATTTGAAATATGTGATTAATTACTTAATTACATATATTTATTTATAATTCAAAGATTTGAGAGGAAATTATTGAATAAATCCAATTTTTTCTCTTCAAGTTGTCTTTGATCTACGAGAGTATTAATTCTCTTCTTGGTCATTTCAGCAAGATGTTCGCGAAGGATTCCTCCTTCCCAAACCCATTCTTTACCTTCCATAATTCCATTAACAAAAGCATCAGGTGCAGAAGGATCAGCAACAATATCAGCAGCAGTTGCTAACTGAAAATCTTCGCCAACAATCTTACATCCTTCACTGGTAGTTTGGAGTGAACCAACACCACGAGAAGAAACGCCAAGCATAACACCTTCATCGAGAAGGGAAGACGCAATTTTACCCATAGGGGTGGAAAGGATTTGTGCCTTTCCTTTAAAATTATTACCTTCCTGTACCAGAGAAGTAATCTTATGGGAAACGCGATCAAGATTGACTGTAGGTCCATCAGGATGACCAAGTTCGCCAAGAGCACGACCCTTATTAACGAAAGTTTCGCAATAGCGATCTACTTCTTTAGAAAGGGTGGTAATAGGATACATTCTCCCATTACGATTCTTGAGTTCACCTTGAAGGAATACACCTTCAATATAAAGTCTCTTATTAGATCCCTTACCTTCGGTAATAATCTGTACGTTTGTTACTTCTTCTGTGATGAGTTTCATCTTAGTTACTAAATGCTACGGGGACTCCAGTTACAGTACCACCAGTTGCAGTTACTGCGGCACCAATATCTTTTTCTACAATTTCGCTACTTAATGGAAGCAAAGTAATAGATGCTGCCACACTATTTGCAATAGCAATAGTTGACTTAGTAGTAGCGTGACTATTTACCAAACGTACTACTCTTGCTGCAGTAATAGCAGCATCAGTAACAGCAGATTCAGTTCCTAGTGGTTTGATAATCATTCTTCTGATTCCTCTTCTGGTTCAGTTTCTACTTCATCACCAACTTCAGTCTCACCTTCATTTTCAATTTCTTCCACTTCAGGATATTCAAACTCTTGACCAAACATTGAGTTGGCAACATAAGGTCTAGCAATATCAATTCGTTCTGCTGATTTTGCAAACAAAACTTCCTTCATTTTATCGCTAATATCGTTAGGCGAACCATCCGTAGCGATCAAATCGATAACGTCGTCCATAAAAAATCAATAAGTTAATATAATATATTTATAACTCAGACTTTCTAGTATCTTTATCATACTGTTTATTGATCCTTGAAGTCTCTGAATCAATATCTGGTTCAGCAGGAACTTCGCCCATTGACATTGGATCTGCACCCATACCATCCATGCCTGAACCAGCACCACTCTCCATTGATGCATCTGCTGGTTGTGGTAATGGTTGACCGGTTACTGGATCAATTGTAGATGGATCTGGAAGAATACCTTTATTAATTTCATCTTCAATCTGAGTATCAATCTCAATAATTTCTTGATCAGTTTGGCGAAGAACTCTCTTCCTTACATATTCTGTGGAGTAGTACTTACCAATGTATGGTTCCATTGTTGATAGAATACTAAGACGATTTTGAGTAAGTTCCGCTTCTTTTAATTCTGCAAACTGATTATCATATAAGAAATCATATTGGATATGATCTCTCATTATTTCCCAATCTTCTGGGGTGCAAATATTTTTCAGAATCAGTTGAGTTCTGAGCATATCGTTGAACATTTGAGCAAAACGCTTTCTCAAACGACCAACAAACTTAGCAAACTTCAGTTCATCACGAAGAATCTCAGAAGAACGACCAAGGTTAAAACCACCATCAGCAGCAATTCTAGATTCAGGAACACCAAGAGCCCTGTAGAGTTTCTTCTGGAAGTACTTTATATCCTCAAGTTCTCCAAGATTCTGACCGCCTGGTAGAGTTGTGATCTCAGTTCCACGACCACCTTCTCTACGAGGTAACCAGAAGTCTTCCATCATACTCATAAATTTACGATCATCACGAACTTCACCAGTTTGTGCGTTATATACTAGTTTATTTCTGTAGCGAGACATAACCTCTTTGAGATATTGCTCTGCTTTTACTTTTGGAAGATTGCCGACATCAATATAGAAAATACGACGCTCTGGTGCTCTTGACAATCTGTAAATAACCAAAGAATCCTCAATCATTCTAAGTTGATTGAGTGCCTTGATTGACTTATGAAGATATGAAAGAACTGTGTTTTTATTTCTATCTACCAGACCAGATGTGCAATAAGTTACTGCATCTTTTGCAATTTTTACTGCTTTTGTTGCACCACGCGATGCTGACATCGATGATGTTGGATAATTTGGTGAAGGTGTATATTGAAAAAACTCTTCAAACTCAGGACCACTTGAAATATCATCATCTTTATTGATTCTAACTATGCCATTATCAAAAGTTTTATTTGGATTCTTTTTCTCTTGGCGAATATATTTAATTTTAAGTGGATCAATATATCTTAATTCTTTAATACCTAATTGAGGATTTTTTAAATCAATAACTTTAAGGTAATATACTCTACCGTCTACATACCAGTTACGAAATATCTCATGAGACTTTCTATCAAAGTCCATAATCTCTTTGAGATATTTAAACTCTGCTCTAATAGTTTTTTTAAGATTATCGCTTGCGTTTAGATTTGATAGTTCGATTTCTACAGGAGAATCGTAAAGATCGCTAACGATTGCTTCGTTAACCACATCTTCAATAGCACCATCCGCTTCAGGATGGAGGGACATTTCTCTATATCTTTTAATTAAATCATGCTCTGTTCGAAAGACACCTTCAATATCGACATATTGTCCATAAAATCCACTACTAATATAGTTATCAACCCCGTCCTGATTAGTTTCAGGAACGGGGGAAATAACCGAAGGTGACTTGTTTTGCTTGTCGTCAATAGAAAAACCAAAAAGTTTGGCCATAATAACTTAAAGTGCCTATTACCTTCTTCTATTTAGTTGATGTCTTCACCGCCAGCATTTGCGCCGCTGCCCTTAGTAGCTTCCCACCACTGAACTTGAAGTTCAACAGTGAATTCTTGGATACCTTGAGCATCATAAGAAAGTTCGATTGGTGATACCTGAGTCGGGAATACATCGTAGAAACGATATGATCTCAGAGTAGAACCGTCACGATCTAACTGATAAACGTAAGCATCTGATTGATAATCTGCTGGATTAACCAGACCAGTATTATCAGATACTCTGTTAATGGTGTTCATCCAACGCTCAAAGGCAGAGCGAATTGCAAAGTCTGTATCGTTCAGAACAGTAACGGTCCAAGAATCGAAGGTTCTGTCACCTGCGATTTTTAGAACACGACCTCTGAAAGGCACTTCAATCTGTGCAATGTTGGAGGCAGGCATATTTGCCCCCTTGACCAAGAATCTTGATTTCTCAAGGACTACAGAATCGGGTGCTGATGTATCTGGGAACTGAAGTACGACTTCAAAGAGATTGGCGCGAGCGCCACCACCCGTTAACTTACTCTTGAAGTCGGTAATCTTTCTTAGTGGGGGTGGATTAATCTGATTTCTAGATGGCATTTGAGTTAACCTCTAATTGAATTAAACGGAGCCGATTACTTCTTCAAAAGCAACACCAGTTCTGGTGGCAATGAAGGTCAGACCGATGAAGTTAATCGATCTTGCGGGTTTGATAAAGATATCTGCAATAAACTCATTGCTGTCAATAATAGCAGCAGTGTTGTTTGTTTCATCACAGATAACAACATAATCTTGAATACCTCTCTTAGATTGAACGTCACGGAGGAATGGTTCAATAATGTTCACAAAATTAGTTCTCGTGATTTCATCATTGAATTCAAAGAGGAAGTCCTTCGCAGCAGCAGAAATTGCATCTTCCAAGAAGATGAACAATCTACGAACGTTGATACGATCAAATGCCGATGACTTACCAAATCCAGTTTTATCACCGAAGAGGACGATTCCTGCACCAGGTGAGAAGATAACTGGGTTGATTCTGTTAGTGTACAGAATATCTCTTTGCTTTCTACCAGGATTGTATGCAAGTTTAACTGCATTAAGGATTGCACCTCTTGCCGTTCCAGCAGGTGAGAACCAAGGGAACTGTTCAATATCAGTTCTGGCACAAGTACCAGCGATATCACCATTCAAAGGTACATAGCGGAATGTATCGTTGAAGCGGTCGTACATGTACTTATAACCACTATCAAGTACGCCGTATGTTGTTGAGGTGATAGGTGAGTAGAAACCTACTATATTATCTGTAATGGTATCAATGTTATTGACAGTTACAGTTCCAACTGTGTTATCACTTAAGAACGCCTGACGATAAGGTGAAACAAATGCAACTGCATCCTTTCTTGCTTCTGCAACTGCAATACACTTGTTAGCAAGTGCTTGTGCCTGCTCTTTAGGATAATTTGCAGAACCCATCAGAATGAAGTCTACTTCATACTCTTCAGTGTTATCAAACTTACCAAGTCCAGTGATAATGTCGTCTAAACCAGAGTTAAGAGCGCCAGAAGTATTGGTATCGGTCTTACCACCATAGTTTAAACCGCCACCAAGAACTAAATTAACTACACCAGAACCAGCGAAGTTTACGTTCTCTGCTTTCTGATCCCATCCGGTATCATCATCCTGTTCGTAAGCAAATGCACCATTGTCACTATGTGCAATAGTCGTAACTCCGACTGGGGCAGAACCACCAAAGATATATTGTGAATTGGTGTAGAGGTACTTTCTCCAATAAGAAGGAGATCCTACAGAGAACTCAGCATCTTTTGCTTTAGAAAGATTTAAGTGCTTTTCAAGAACCGTGCCTGCGTTTCCAGTTATGTCACCCTTGTCATCAATGATAACAACGTGAACTTCATCAAATCTACCACCTCTTGCCTCTGTGAAAGCAGAAGTTCCTGGTTTATTTGCAATTGCATCCCACTCTAGAAATCCAGTATTTAGAGTAATATTCTGATTTTCAAACCAGTCTTTTTCTCCACTATATGAAGTAGATCCAACAGAAGCATTAACATCTGTGAATACACTGATTACTCCAGTCTGCGGAAGTGTATAAACACCATTTTGCTGGTAGTCAACATTTTTTCTTGTTCCTGCTGCAGAAACGTGTTGGAGGAACTTGACCGAAACAGAATTACTATCAGATCCAACTTCAGTGATCATTCCTTGAAAATAACCGTCAAGAACAGAAGTTGTTCCTGCACCAGGTAATGTCAGACCAGCAGGTACATTAACAGAAACTCCCATACCAACTTGATATAAAGTTGGTCCGATTCCTGTGCCGACACCAGAAAGAATTTGGTCTGCTCTACTATCAACGATTGCAACACGGATTCCGTTTGCCCAAGACCCTGGATTTCTTGCGACAACAGTTACATTTGTGATTGGGTTTTCGTCATAACCCAGTTGCTCATAATGCTCAGTGCTCTTGATCATAACACTGGCAGCAATGCCAACGAAACTATTTTTAAGAGCTTGGTCACTGGCTCTTGAAACTCTTAGTGTACCGCCATAAGCAAGATAGGATGATGCAACCATCCAATGTTCGTAATGCTTATCAGTAGAATATGGTCTGCCGAAAGTGTCTAAGAGATCGTCTTCGTTTTCAATCAGTTGTGGAAGATCGACAGGTCCCTTGGCGAAAGGAGCAACAAGCGCCCCAATCGAACCAGAAACTGGATCGACTCTTCCAATAGTTAAGTCAACTTCTCTTACTACAATTCCAGGAGATGCTAAGTTTAGAGGCATCTTTTTGTTCTCCTTGGTCCAAATTACCTGGAATTATTTATTAAAAAGTCGCTTTTGAATGGGGAATCTTGACGTGAAACTTACCAATCTGGGTATTCCCAATTTGGATTACTCCTTTTTACTCTTAACTTAGTACATTCTTTACACTCATATGAATATGATGAGGCAACAGGACCTCTATCCTTTCTTGTTCTATAGTATCCATCTATTAAATTTTTAGTATCACCACAAATCCTACATTCTCTTTCATAGAGAAGAAGATGACCTAATTTTAACTGATCATCTAATTCCATTAATAATAGTCCCACATATAAGAACGATCACCATATTCATCAGCGTGCCAACGATCTCCATCTTTATCTGTAAATGATCCTGTTAATTCATTAATACCATCATCTAAGAATCCAAATGGTGCCATATCTTGATCGATCTGATTTTTCTGCTCTTCATATATTCTCTTACGAATATCATTATCAGTCATTTCCTTAAAGTAGTCTTGTGCTACCAACCAAGCAAAAATAACAAGACACATTGCAAGGTCATCATTACAACCTTCTTCTGCTTCAAAAGAATTATGTCTCTGAGCAAATGTTGTGAGTTCTGCTATGATTTCATAGTCTAAAGTTAATAATTTATAATCTTCTATTAAAATTTTTAAGTTGGAACAACCAAGTTTTTTTACTTGAGCAGTTGTTCTGACACCCATCTGTGATTTTTTACCAGAGAATCCGTGCCCAACAACTTGTCCTGCACGACCTCTCATTGCTGCCATCAACATATTTTCATACTCTAAGTCATAATGGAGAATGTTTGCTACCTGCTCTCCAATATCATTGACTTCTATTAGAACCCAAGCGTCATTGTATGCTTTTGCTGTTTGTTGAATGATGTTGGGAAACAACATCGGTTTTATTTCATTATTTCTATACTTCGCTACTATCTTGTAGGGAAACTCTGTAATATCAACAACGATAAATGCAGAATAATCGTTGCCCAACCCACGAGCAACATCGACAGTAGTAAGGTAGTTGTGTTCAGGTTTCGCTTTCTCGTAGACATCTAAACCCGCACTTCTTTGGATAGGATCTTCATAAATTAAGTTCTTAAGAATTGATGGATTTATAAGGGTATTGACAGAACCAAGAAACTCACACTCGAACTCGACTTTGAATTGCTGTTCTGATGTGTTAGCAATCGTCTGTTCTTTCCATACATCATCTCTTCCAGGAACCTCGGACCAATGAACATCAGTTGGAATGTATTCATTTTTACCTTTCTCGGAGTCGTGCCACATACGGTAGAAATGATTCATACCGCGTGGCGTGGATACAATGATTACCTTGGTGTTTTTACCAGAAGTAATAGTAGGATAAACAGATGCAAAGAACGAGTCT